TACAGATGATTTTGATGAACTATACTTAAAGTATGAGAATGATGACACAATACCAAAGAAATCATTAAATGCTCAAGAATTAATACTTGACCTATTGAAAGAAAGAGCAGAAACTGGTAGACTATACTTAATGAACATTGACCATTGTAATTCTCACTCATCATTTACTGATAAGGTTGAGATGAGCAATCTATGTCAAGAGATTACATTACCAACTAAACCTATACAACATATTGACGATGAAACTGGAGAAATTGCTCTCTGTATCCTTAGTGCTATTAATATTGGCAAAATTAGGGATATTTCGGATTTTGAAGTTCTTTGCGATCTTAGTGTTCGGAGTCTTGATGAACTCATTGATTTTCAACAATACCCAGTCGGAGCAGCAGAAGTCGCTACTAAAGCAAGACGCTCCCTCGGAATTGGTTACATTGGTCTAGCACATTACCTTGCCAAGCAAGGGGTATCTTATGGAGACCCAGAAGCGTGGAAATTGGTACATGACTTGACAGAAGCATTCCAATATTATTTGATAAAGTCCACTGTGAACCTAGCCAAAGAGAAAGGTGCGTGTCAATATTCTGATCGTACTAAATATTCTCACGGTGTACTTCCAATCGATACTTACAAAACAGATGTTGATGAATTAGTTCCAAACAAGTTAAACTTTGACTGGGAATCTCTTCGTCAGGATGTAAAGAAATACGGTGTAAGAAACAGCACATTATCCGCACAAATGCCTTCGGAATCATCTTCCGTTGTTAGCAACGCAACTAATGGTATAGAACCTCCAAGAGGATATCTCTCAATCAAGAAGTCAAAGAAAGGACCTCTCAAGCAGATTGTTCCCTCTTACAATACCTTAAAGAATAATTATACGTTGCTCTGGGATATGCCTGATAATACAGGGTATATTAATATTGTTGCTGTTATGCAAAAGTTCTTTGACCAAGCGATTTCTGGAAACTGGTCGTACAATCCACAACACTATGATAATTCAGAAGTTCCAGTTAGTGTAATGGCAAATGATTTTCTAACCACATACAAATATGGTTGGAAAACTTCTTACTACCAAAACACTTATGATATTAAAACTGATGAAGTTGGTGACACCTTAAATAATGAATCGAGTGAAAGTAGCAAATTAGATTGCTTATTAAACGAATTAAGTAACGCAAAGGAGGAAGAGTGTGAATCCTGTTCAATTTAAAGTTTCACCTATCGGAAAAAAATCAATGGCAAATCTTAAAGGCATGACTGTCTTTAACACAGAGGAATGCGACACAAAAAAACAACCTATGTTTTTTGGCAAACCTTTAGGAGTTCAAAGATATGATAACTTTAAGTATCCTGCATTTGAGAATCTAACAAAGTCTCAATTAGGATATTTCTGGAGACCAGAAGAAGTATCACTACAGAAAGACCGTGGTGACTATCAGGCATTACGTCCAGAGCAGAAACACATCTATACATCTAATCTTAAGTATCAGATAATGCTTGACTCTGTACAGGGTCGTGCACCAGGTATGGCATTCATTCCTTACTGTTCTTTACCTGAACTTGAAGCATGTATGGAAGTATGGTCTTTTATGGAGATGATTCATAGTAGATCTTATACATATATCGTTAAGAATGTATATGCAGATCCTTCAGAAGTATTTGATACTATTCTTTCTGATGATAGGATATTGAGTCGTGCTGCAAGTGTTACTGAAGCATATGACAAATTTATTAATGAAGCACAGGAGTGGGGTACTGGTAATCTATGGAAGAGTTTAGATAAAACTTTAGATACTTCTTTACCTGTTATTGAAATGAAAGAATTGAAACGTTCACTTTATAGGGCAGTCGCAAATGTTAACATACTGGAAGGTATTCGTTTTTATGTTAGTTTCGCTTGTAGTTTTGCCTTTGGTGAACTTAAAGTTATGGAAGGGTCAGCCAAGATTATATCACTCATTGCCAGAGATGAGAATCAACACCTCGCAATCACCCAAAACATTTTAAACAATTGGAGAAAGGGTGATGATCCTGATATGATACAAATAATGAAAGAAGAACAGGAGTGGACATATAAACAGTTTGATAAGTGTGTAAATGAAGAGAAGAAGTGGGCAGATTATTTGTTTAAAGATGGAAGTATGATTGGTTTGAATGATAAATTACTACATCAATATGTTGAATGGATTGCTAATAGAAGATTGAAGACAATAGGATTGAAACCAGTCTATGATATTCCTGCAGCACATAATCCATTGCCTTGGACACAACACTGGATATCATCTAAAGGTCTTCAGGTTGCACCACAAGAGACTGAAGTAGAGTCTTATGTTGTTGGTGGTATTAAACAAGACGTTAAGAAGGACACTTTCTCTGGATTTAAATTATGACTGATAAGAAAACTAAACGTAGAGATGCACTTACTATCTTCATGGAGAGTGTACACAAACCAGATAATAGATTACGTAGTTGTGCTCACAATCAGGAGTGCTTTAATGAACTTATGGAATGGCGTGAGGAAGTATTACAGTATCTTGATCAACGACGCAAAGAAGAGTTTCAATAAGCGTAATGAAAAAATTTATATTTGATGTTGATGGGACACTAACTCCTAGTCGCAAAAAGATTGAGCATGAATTCTGGGCTCCCTTTCTTATATTCTGTCGTCACCATGATGTCTATCTTGTTACTGGTAGTGATAGGCAGAAGACATTAGAACAGTTGGGATTGGATATATGTTACACTGCTAAACGAGTATATAATTGTTCTGGTTGTGATGTATATGAGAAAGATAATAATGTTTATAGAGATGCGTGGAAATCATCTGATGAGGTAAGACAATTCCTACAAGATGAATTAGATTACAGTCAGTTTAGGATAAGAACTGATCCTCATATAGAAGAGAGACCAGGTTGTATAAACTTTAGTATATTAGGTAGGGGTGCTAATTGGGAAGAGAGGGAAGCATATGTTCAATGGGATAAGGATGAGCATGAGAGAGTGAGTATTGCTAGACGATTTAACGAAAGGTTTCCTGACTTATATGCTACTGTAGGTGGTCAGACAGGACTTGATATAGCACCATTGGGTAGAGATAAGAGTCAAATATTAAGAGATTTTACTGACGATGATGAGTTATACTTCTTTGGTGATAGAATGGAAGAAGGAGGTAATGATCATTCTCTAGCAGTAGAAGTTAAAAAAAGGTGTGGGTTCGCTTATAATGTAGAAGATTATACCAAAACTTGGAACTTATTATCTAAATATGACTAGACAAAATCCACAATTTCCATCGCATCCTGAATATATGAATGGACGACTGAAAAAGATCGACATGGAATCTAGACTATTAAAATTAAAAAATAGTATCGATACTAAAGCTTGGTATCCTAATTGGACATCAAAAGAAAGATGGGCAGCACAGCAAGCATTAAATAACGCATTAGATATTCTTGACGAATTTGATTACTAAATAAAATGAATATAAAGTTTATGAAATGGTTGAAGTTGGAGTTTATGAAAACCCCTGGTTATATGAGGGTAAACATTTCACTTCTGACGATATTGATGATAAGTTCGGTTTCGTCTACCGTATTACAAATCTCCAGAATGGGAGAGAATACATCGGGCGTAAGTACTTTTGGAAGTTTAGAACACCTAAAGGAAAGAAACGCAAAGTAAAATCTGAATCTGATTGGAAAAATTATTATGGGTCTTGTCCAGAACTTAAAGAAGAAATTCAACAAGTGGGTAGACATAACTTTAGCAGAGTTATGCTCAGCTTACATAAAACAGCTGGCAAAACAAACTTCGAGGAAACAAGGCAACTCTTTGTCCACGGAGTGCTTACAGAACAACTTGACGATGGAACACCAAAGTACTACAATAGTAACATCCTCTCAAGATACTTCAGAAAAGATTATTATGGAATGGGACAAGACTGATGAAGCTGTTGTTTATGCTAGAGAATGGTCACTTGATATGATTGACTCTGATATTCCTATGGAGAATGCGAAAGCAATATATGAAGAGTTTCAAGAATGGATTGATGTAGATGAGGATGCTGAATCTTTAGAAGTTCTTGCTTTAGAACCAATTGAACCTATAGATGACCAAAGTTA